ATGATGTTATTGAACATATACCACCAGAAGATATCAGAGATATTTCTGCTACTAGTATCCGTAATAAAATGAAAGAGGAGGGCAAGTTGTGATAGTAGAAAAGAAACGACATATAGTTAAAACTATTTCATATAGAGTGATTAGTACAGCAATAGGATTCGCTACAATGTGGATTATAACTGGTTCTATCAAATTTGGAGCTGCTTTTGGAGTAGTAGAGTTATTATGGAAACCTATTCAATATTATATACACGAAAGAGTTTGGTATAAGTATATTAAGTACGGGCTAAAGAAACATGGTTAACTTAGTAATCTGTATATCTCTTACAATTCTTTTACGAAATTTAATTTAAATGTATACAAACTTTATAGAAGATTTCTTAACTGCAGAAGAATGCAACAGAATTATAGAGTTAGGGAAAGTTGTAGGGCTAGAAAAAATGACTTCTGCAAAATTTGTAAATGGTATCTATAAAGAAACTATATTAAACGAAAAGACTAATAAGAGAAAAGGATGTTATTTTGTAGGAACTACTCTAGAAGATAACTTAGTAAAATCCATATCTAATAAAACTATAAACCTACTCAATAAACTTAAAGTGCTTAACGGAATAGAATATACCGGAGTACCTAAATATTCATTCAATGAGTATAACGCAGGAGATTTTCTACATTGGCATTCTGATTCTCATGAGATAATGTATGGGGCTTCTATAACTGTAATTTATCAGTTAAATGATGAGTATGGAGGAGGAGGTATAAAATATAAAGTAGAGGGGTTAGAATACTCAGTACCAAAAAAAATAGGAAGTCTATTCATATTTGATTCAAATATAACTCATTCAGTGGAAACTATCGAATCAGGTAAACGATATTCTTTAAATGTTTGGCCATCGTCAATCAAAAAAGTGAATTTATTATGATGGAAAAAATATATTTTGATGATGATACTTTTATTTGGAAAACTAAACTTAATTTAGTTGAATTCAAAGATGAGATTATATTAGAGGCGACAAAGATAATTGAATCCTTACCAAATGTAAAAACTGATGGATTTGGATATAAAAAGGAAAGTAAAAATTTAGATTTTATTGGTAATATTACAATTGAAAATAAATTAGATGTGATAGTCCAATCTGGTATCGATAGATGTAAAGAATTATATACTGAAAGTGGAAATGTATTCAATCGAATTAATATTGATTCATGGGTAAATGTAGTTCGTTCAATCGATCCAGTTCAAGTACAATTCAAACATAATGAAATAAAAGGTGTAGATAAATTTCACGTTCATACTGAAATCAATAAACGAATGGAATCATTTGTTCCAACTTATACCTATGTGTATTATATCCAAATGCCAGATGTAATGGAAGGTGAAGATGGTGTTTTATATTTTAGAGGTCAACATAAAAAAGAATATTGGATAAGACCAGAAGAAGATGATTTAATTATAATGCCGGGTGATATGCCACATACCCCAAATAACGCTCCAAAATCTACAATAGATAGAATTGTTATGGCAGGTAATGTTGGGTTTGAATTTATTAAAAAAGAAAAATCCTTAATATAATGTTAGTAGATAATAAGTTTATTTATTTGAGTTTACCGAGAAGAGGTTCAACATCATTTCATTATTCATGTATATTGAATGGATTGCGTGTTCAAAATATTAATGACTCGTGGAATCAATTTAATTCAACAATAGATTTTACCAAAATAAACGAAAATACAATAATGGATTTTATTCAGCATGGTCATGAACCTTTAATTGAGTTGGGTAAAAAATTTGGATTTGAATATCCAATAATTGCAGTTAAAAGAGATAGACATGAAACGTTTTATTCATTATATAAACACATACTTTTTGATTTAAAACGAACTGGTGATAATAAAATATACGAACATTTTAAAAATATTACATTAGATGAATTATTTTTTTATAATACACAAAATCTACTTACTAAAAAAAATAGATGGGATATAATAAATGATTATTTATTAGAAAATAAATTAATTGAACATAGAGTTGACATATCATTAACATCACCAATATTTAAAAATCAAAAAGAATATTTCATAAAAACGTTAAAGGCTTATATTGTAAATATAATTGATATTTTAATAACACCATCCACTTATTGGCATAATAATGACCCAAACATTATATGGTTTGATATTAAAAATTTAAAAGAAATGGAAATGTGGATTTCAAATATTACCCAGAAACAATTTCAATTAAAACAAGTAAATTCAAGTAAACATATGGAAACTAATTTAAAATTAGACTCCGATTTTATCAAAAAATATAATAGTATTTATGATTATTATGATTTACCGAAATCGGCTAAAACTTTAATATAGATGATTGATTTTAAAGAAATATTTGAATCTTGGAAAACATCGTTTAATCCAACACCTATTCAAGAAGAGCTGGCTCAGAAGCGGTTAGACGTATGTATTGGGTGTGAATATAGAAGTGAAATCATAAAGGGGGTTAAATGGTCTGCATTATGTAACCATTGTGGGTGCCCAATAAACAAAAAGGTATTTTCAAACACATTTAATGCATGTACAAAGAAAAAATGGGGGGAGGTAGACTTGAATTACTTGAAATTTGTCCCAGATAAGGATGATAAAACTCTGATTTAAGGTATATTTATATATAGATTACTCATAATTTAAAAAGAATAATTTTTAAAACGATAACTACATGAAAGGGACCATAATAGGTAGCGACTTGTTACAAACTGAAAATTCTGTGAAATTTTTAGAGATTAATACTAATACCACCATTTATAATGATGGTGCCGACTTATTGGACTACGATTCATTATTTGTGATGCTAGGTCAAAATAATATAACGGAATTTCATTTTATATGGACCGAAGTTGATTCCCATAAACCGGTAAATCAACCGTATAAATTTAAAATCTATTTGAAACAAAAATGTATCGAAAATGGTATTTCATTTTCCGATTACGCAGTTCCATATGGCTCAGTAACCGTTCCATACATTGAAGATACTTCGAATAAATTTATTTTAAGACAAGCATTTGATACAACCGCTTTAGTTGATGAAACCTATTGTGCGGATAAATTTGAATTTTTCTCATTAATGAGTGGTTCAGCCTATGTCCCAAAAACGTATCAAGCTGATACACTAGTTGGAATTGATTCATTAAACACAATAGTCGACAACGGGAATAATCCAAATGTCTTAATTAAAGCTAGGTACCAGAATTATGATAGTGAAGTTTACCCTGAGTTGCATAAATTATCTTCGGATTCGGAGCTAAGCACTTTAAAATCTGAAACTCCAGGAAATCACCTACTACAAGAATTTATTTTCGATGAGAATAATTTAGTTGAAGGAAGATATTCAATTATACGAAGTATTGATATTGTTTATGGATCTGATCTAGATGTCATTAATATGGGTTCCTATAGACAGTCTTCAACGATTCCTCTCACATTCACATCAACAGAATTAGTACCGGGGACTACCAAACTAAATAAAAAAAGTAGGTATAAATATCTTACTAAGGAATTAGGAAAAAATTATGGCATCGATTACCACACAGACGATGATAGTATGATTCTAAATTTTAACGGAACATTGACTGATGTTGATACTATACAAATTGGTGATTTAGTTAGATCAATTGATTTTACCGATTTTAATGATAATCACGCATCTAACTTTGAAGAAACTAAAATTGAAACATTTGGGTGGAATGGAACGTTAGAAAAATCTAATGAAACCCTAGTTCAAATAGAATCAACTTTACAAAATATAATTTCAACTAAAGTTGATACCATATATGTTAGAATTACATTATCTGACGGTAGAACTTGGGTAGATGCACCTTCGGCAACATATTTTATTGAAGAATTAGGTTCAACAGCTACTAGATTTGAAAAAGTAAATAAAATGTATGTTGGTGATAAATTGGTTGTTACTGATAGTGAAACGAATTTACTAACTACGGTTGAAATTGTAAGTTTAGAAATGGAACATGCACAAAAAACCGTATATTCTTTAGATTTTGAACCATCTGATTTGTTTTTGGTGGATGTAGGTGATGGTTTATTCGGTATTCAGCACAACACATGTTGGTGCCCGTGGAACTATTGTGGATATTACTGTAATAGTTCGTATTGCCCTGGCTGCGGTGGCGGTAAGATTTAATAAATAAAAAATATAATATAAAATAATGGCAAATAATAAAGTAGAAAGACCAACAACGGTAATTAAAGCAATAATTGCACCGGTACCGTCAAACGTTAAAACACAAGTAGTAACAGCAGTTCAAGACGTAATCAATAAGATAAAAATCAAACATTTATCATAATGATTTGATAATATGAGGTTACATGCATTTGGCGATAGTTGGACCGAAGGTGTAGGAGGCTGTCTAGAAGAAGAATATACTACTAATATTTCAGAAGAACGAACAACAATAAGACAAAAGTACTGCTGGCCAAACGTTTTATCAAAATTAATTGGAATAGATTATATTAATTTTGGGATAGGTGGTTGTTCTAATAAAACCATATTCGATGCGGTTTGCGAATCCATTGATAATAAAACAATACAAAAAAATGATTTGGTAGTAATTATGTGGAGTTCATCTTTACGAGATGATGTTCCATTTTTTCCATCAAATAACCATTGGCATTTTTGGGGTGAAAGATATATAGTAAAAAAATTTTTATATCAAAAAGTATTTGGTGATAAACCAAAAACCGATGAGTATAACAGAATTAAAAAAGAATACCAAGAATATTTTTTATCTAATCTCTATTCTGATTTTTATTACAATATAGTAAACCAAAATTACATATTATACCTTCAATTTATGTTTGAAAAAATTGGAATAAGATATGTTTTTTGTGATGCTTTTGATTTTATGGTTAAGCCAGACATAATAAAAGATATTGATAAAACATATCTTATAAATAAACTACACTACTGGGAATTTTCTCAAAAAACTATTAGAGATT